AACGTGCTGCACACCAATAGCATTCTTTTCTTTGGGCAACTTTAACCCTGGACAATTACCTGTTCACTCATAGCACACAAATTGTCCGGTCTTCAATCATCAAGGTCGGAGTGACCATAATCAACCGCATCACTTACATCCCATTTGTCGGCTCAGTGTTTATCCCATCACACACACGCATAGCCCATATTCCAATATGGCCCCACTGCCTAAGTCACTTCTCACTTTCTCGGATGCTTCCGGACTAGACAGTTGGTTTAAGGACTTTGAAGCCAAGAACATCATGTCTGAGGAGTATACTAACTCCAAGAGCTTCTGTTTTGACCTACGTATGGCCACACAGTGGAAGAAGCTTCCGACTAGGGCAGAGAATGATGCTATGATTGCCCAACTTGTCCATGAAAGGCTGAAGACATGTGCTCCAATAAAGGAGTTTGCATGGACTGCTTGCGACGGCATGGTTGAACGAGGACTCAACTGGTTTGATAGAAACAAAGATGGTGAAACCATGACGTGGGCAGCCAACTACGAAGCACTAAAAGGAAGGCTACCGACAACCGCTGAGGTCAACCAGTACCAGAAGGCAGCACTGCAGTGGCGCACGGACACCAACTATGCCATCAACAAGTACACTGCAGCGATCTCAGATAGCGTGGTCAAGATATATCAAGTGAACAACAAGATAGTGACTGACATCAGGGATCTCCTCTCTGACATGGTTGCAAGGCGCAACAAAGCTTTGGGCATCAAGCCAGGTGAAGAGCGGGTCCCAGCGGAACATGTCGACAGCTTCAGCAACTGGCTGAAACAGGGAGACTGGAGTGCACCCTGTCCATGGGGAGACTGGGAGAAGAAAAACAAAAAAGGAAACAGCCTCATTGTGACAGCCTGTGCTGGTGTCATCAACCGAGCCCTCTTCAAAGAGGAAGAATTGAAGGAGAGGCTAAAGAGCCTGGCAGGGGATGCCTCTCTGGCCAGCAAGACAGAAGGCTTCGACCCTAAAAAGTGTGAAGACACAGCAAAGATACTCCTGGACCTTTATGGAAAGGCAAAAGCATTTATCTCTGGCGGGGACGGCAGCAGCCAGTCTGGTGGATTCGTACAGCAAGGGTCCGCCCTTGATACCGTCTTCTCTTCCTACTTTTGGGCCTGGAAATGCGGAGTGAAGAAGGATGTATTCCCTGCTCTGTCATCTATGCTGTATGCCCTGGGGAAGAACCCAACAGGCAAAACCAAAATAATCAAGGTTCTGAAAGCAAGCCCCTACACCTGGGCACACAAGATGACAGAAATGTTTTCTACCCTGTCCACCGACCCAATACACATGCACCCGGGGGTCCTCACCGCCGGCCGGCTGACCACAGAAATGGTTGCTTCCTTTGGTGCATTTCCAGTGTCTGACCCAAGCAAGGCAGCAGACGGTGCCTCCTCGCCACGGTTCTTACTGAACCTGAAAAGCTCTGACATGAACCCAGCAGCCACTACCGTGTCAAGGATGTTCTACGAGTACAGGCAGGGCTACCCCGACTGGCGCGATGAGGAGATTGTGCCAGTGGAGCACCTTCTGCATCAGACCTTTCTTAGCAAACTTGGCCCGTACGTCAATGTCAGTCAGGTGCAAGGCAATGCCCTTGCCGTTAAGATCACTGAATACATTGTCACCAAATAAGTCCAATAGCCCCAGCAGCCACGCCTCTCCTGCCTATCCATCTTCTGCCGCTTTCCTGTTTCTCTCCTCAATCGTCCCCTGCCAGCCACCACGCATGCATCTCGCCCGGGCCAGCCTCTGCAGCAATGTTGCACGCACCATACTTCATCAGTTTTACTACTGGTGTAAGTT